GTGGTGGTGGTGGAGGAGGAGGGGGAGGAGGAGGTGGTGGTGGTGGAGGTACTGGCGGAGTTATTATTATAGGCTCTGGAGGATCTGGCCTAGGTGGAACTGGTGGTTCAGGTATTGGAGGTGGCGGTTCTGGTGGATCTGGAGGTGGTGGTGCAGGTACATGTACAACCGTCTCATGATGAATAATAACTGGTGGTGGTGGAGGTGGAGGAGTAGGTTCTCTATATGTTACAGTCGTCTCTGTTATTTCAAATCCTTCTGAGAAGAAGTCAGCACCAGCATTACTAAAGTTTCTACCTGCTACTTGATCTTGTGGTCTTATACTTGATAATATAAGAGTATTTGTACCATTCAAGAAAGTATCACTGGGTATGTATAAACTTCCTATAAGTGATCCTAAATCATCTGATACCAATCTTATATTGTTTATTTCTGCTTCAGCACCACTAGTCTCACCAACTAATCTCATTCCAATTTGTGCTACCCCGAAGAAATTAGCATCTGACTTTTGATTTAAAGAAGCAGTATCAACATTTAATACTGCAGTTGTTTCTGAGTATGAAGAAGATAATCCAACAACTTCTTCACCATAAGGGTTCTGTTGATAGAACACTGTTGGTTCATTGAAAGGACCACCTTTATGATCTGGAACTGCTAATCTAAATCTAAGATCTGTTCCCTGACTTGTTTCCTGATTGTTTATTGAAGTACCACGAACAGTCTCTCCTATTTGGAAAGCACCTTGAATTGGAGTAACTTCTAGAAGTTTTGGTATGACACGACTTCTACTGTCAACCATATCTTCACCAGCAAACGAACAATAATGTGCAGTAAGTGGTTTTAGTCTTACAGCAGTAAACTGTACATTTTGTTCTCTTAGATTGGGTAAAGGTTCAGTCTCAGAAATAAAGTCATTACCATAACCAATACCACCATCTCTTGTATTGAAAAATCTATTTACAAATACATCATTGTCTGGGTTCAAGGTAAGAGAACCGTTGAACTTACGGAACATGTATGGGTTTACATTCTCTACCCTACTTGCAAGTGGTTGTATATCACGGGTAACTTGAATATAATCTAATGTTATAAGATCACCAGTTCTTCTTATATTTGGAGATGTAAGATCATTTACAAATCTAGGATCAACAGTAAGATCTGGTGTTCCATTTAAACCAACTATTTGATCAGATCCAATCAACAAATCAATCGAATCTTGATGTTTTCTTGCAACTAACGTACCATCCTTTATATCATATTTTAATGAGGATTGAGATAAATCAGTTACATCAAAATTGTTGAAAGGATCTACAATGAAACCATTTTTGAATCTATCTAAACCTGTTTCTGGATCACTAATAACTAAACTTTCAGTAGATGTTTCTAATAAACTCAGAGAAGTTACTTCTTCTAGAGTTTCAATACGAGTTTCAAGTTTACCAATATCTTTCATCGTGTAACGTCTGTTACCACGAGAAGTTATCGTAACATCTTGTTTAGCATCATAAACATATGGTTTATAATCTATTCTAGCAAGTTCAAATGATTCAGTAAGTGGTTCTGGTTCTACTGGGTCTTCAGCAGGTATCCCTTGCTTTACAGTAAATGTAGAATCTGCATTCAAATATAATCTATCAACTCTTGGTAGATAGAAACTGTAATCAAAAAGTATATTTTCATCCGAAACAAGAACATTGGATGCTGATCCAGTTCCAGTAAAATCTCTTGAATCAAATTCAAAAGGTGATCTACTTCCTGAATAATCAGCAACTCTTGGTCTTAGATCAATAACATCAGTATTTCTTACACCGTCAAAAATAGGAACACTATCATATCTATCCGAACTGTAGCTGTTTGCAGTTATTACATCTCCAGAGTCTAGAGCATTTATAGTGTAGTGATCATAATATATTTTTAGTTGTCCTTGTGGTTTAGGGAAATTTTGCTTTCTTACTAAACGACCAAAATCATAATACTCATTTCTTTGTCCAGAATCTACAAGGAAATTCTTTCTTATATTTGGATCGCCAGGTGAAACCTGAGAAAGATTTGCTACTACTCCACTTTCTTGGAATATAATTTCTTCAGTTTCTTTAAAGGTAAAACTATTTTTGAAACAAACTTCTACTTTAGTTGTACCACTTCTAGCAAGAACCATGGCAGATGCACCAGTGCTTTTGCCTACACCAACCTCACCTACAATTATATCTGTATTATCTCCATTAGGACCAGTGAAGGATGATAATGTCAATGATGGAATAGTTGGAGCACCAGTTCCTGAAGATTCAAATACTGCATGTACTTCAACCACATCAGCAACATCAAGAGACACCTCTCTATCTTGTACACGCTTACCGTATGCATCACTGAATGTTAGACCATCAGCAATAGAAGTACTTACTCCAGAATATGATCTTTCTGAACCAGTAACTACAAGTGATTTACCTCTAACAATATTTTTTTGCTTTGATTTTATTTTAGATTTTTGTCGTGTAGTATGAATAACTACGCTACTTTGTGATGGAGTCAAACCAGATATAGTAGCACCTTTACCACCACTAGTCAATACTAACTGATCGGTTGTAAGAGGTTCTACTGTTCCATCAGAGTAGAATACAGAATATCTTTCCTCATCAAAAGGAGCATATACATTATCAGTTCCTGTCAATGAAGGTAAATCTAATTGACCAGATCCATCTGTGCTTTGACCAGTAACCTCAATTCTAAATTGAACTTGAGAGTCTGTAAGATCAAGAGATTCTATATTTGAATTGGGTAATTCAGAATATAAAAATCCACTCTTAGATCCCCTAAGATTAGATGCTACTATCTGTACTCCACTTACAGTAACATTTGAACCTGGTAAATCTTTATCACAAACACCACTAACATCATTAGGTGCAGCAACAACAGTTATTGTCCTGTTTGTAAGATTAATAGCACTTACTTGGTTGAAAGTATTGTCTGTTACACCTGCTAACTTATATGATATAATATCTCCTACTTTGAAACTTTTTACCCAACCTACGCCAGATCCACTAGTAACAACACCACCTGAAGTAATTGTAAATGATCTGCCACCAAAGTTTACTTTTGGTTCTAATACTACGTCTGCAGCAAAAGTCCTAGATCCACCCGTAGATCTAACTGATTTTACATCAGTTAAATCTTTTTCACTTATAGATCTAACAACTTTACCATCCTGTACACCATTGATGATAATTGGTTCATCAACACCAAATTGTCCTGATGTTTGTGTTACTACAAGATCTGCAGAATTTGATACAGCAGTTTTCAAGTAACCTTTAGCACCAGATCTAGAACCCTCTATAAGAGCAGGTACAGCAAGATTGGTTGTTGTGTTTATAGTAATTGTAGTATCTGTTTGAATGTCAAAAAGATATAGATCAAATTGAGTATCATTACCAGAGTAATTTGCGTTTGTAGTCTTGTAATCATATACTCTTGCTCTTCCAATACTACTTCCAGCAGCAGTTGATTTTGTAGCACCTAATCGTGTGTCACGTAAATCAACAAAGTCAGCATTTGTAGCGTTCAATTTAATTTGAGCACCATTCAAAGTATTGTTTACTCTTAGTTTATTACCTGCTTCAAAAGGTATTGCGGAACTTTTTACTAACTTTGTTGTTCTAGGTTTTTCTACGTCAAGAATTCTAGATCCAGTTACCAGTGCTTCAAATCCTTTTACGTATGCTTTACCTGGACCTACCTTGATATTCAGTAAATCCTTTGATGGTTTATTACCAAAATTTGTCTTTTGTTCTGGGAAGTAAGTTCCAAAAACAGAATGTCTATCATTTAAACATTCTCTTGATTCAAGATCAAATTTTCTTACATAGTAATTGCCACTTTCATCAAAAGTTCTTCTTGCAAGTTCTTTACCTATTTCACTGTAGAGAGTATTTGTTATAATACGTTCTTTTACACCATTATTACTTCTAAACAACTCAATAAAATTCTCATCTTGAAAATTACCCAGTTCTTTTTTAGTAAGTGATAGAATTATTTTTAATCTATCTGCACCTGGTGCTGTATAGTTAGAAAATCCAGCAGCATTATCATATAAACTATCATCATCAACAGCAGTTACAATTTCTTCTGTTACAAGAAAACCAACTCTAAATGATGGGTTTGGACTATACTGATCAAGTATTATCGTTTCAGTTGGAACTTCTACAAAAGCACCACGAGCAAAGAATACACCTTTAGTTATAGTAAAGGCAGAACCTACAGCTGTTGCATTTGATGAAATACAAACAGCAAAATCTGAACCTCCACCTACGGTTGTTGTACCATATGTGAATGGGAAGGTTGTAAATAAGTTTTCTCCGTCAAGGAATTCTTCTTGAGTTTTATTACTACCAGAGGTCTCATACTTTATGTAAAGTGTAGTATTACCAGTTTCTGATTTAGATGATGATAAAACGTTTACAACTCTTGCAGTAACTCCAGATGTCTTTCCTTTTATCTTTATTCCTACAAGCTTATCATAGTAGAGTTCTACAGGAACACCAAAAAATGTAGACTCAACTTTGACAGCAGTATATTCTTGATCATAACCTAAAGAACCAGGTATAACAACTGATCCTTCTTTAAATATATGTTTACCAAACTTTTCTATCTGTCCTTGTAGGATAGACTGTAAAGTTGTCAGTTCTCTTGCTTGAACTGGAGTGCCAGGTTTGAATAAGACTCTATTGAAATTTTTCGACGAGTCAAAATCATCAAAATATGGACTAGCGTTTAGATTGGTGTTTTGTGGCATTGTATCAGAATTCTAAAATGATTTTGATATCTTCTCTTTGATTTGAAGCTCTTGTAACTTCAGGTCTATTGTCAACGTAAATAATGTCTCCAGAGTGTTTTTGGATCTCTGGTTCCGCTACCCCATTGGTAAATGATTGACCAAAGTAATACGTTTTAGCATTGATTGTTGTAGAGACACCAACAAAACCAGTTTCAATACCGACTGTCTCAGTTCCTGAAGTTGTAGTAATAACAATATTTGTACTACCACCTGCACCAGGTGTATTGCTAAACTTATTTAGCTTATATCCATAAGTGGGTGCTACGCCAGCACTACTTTTAGTTGCGAGCGATCTATCTTGCCAATATCTTAATACTTTAGTTGTAGTATCATAAGACACCACTCTTCCTACAGCAGTAGAACCAACACCAACAGTTTGATAAACTATACCATCAACTGCTGCTGATAGTGTCCCTGCAGTAGCACCAGTAACTCTCAACGCAGGTAAATTACTTACGTTTGATGCTGATACTAAATCAGTACTACCATTCTCTATAGGATTTTTTAGTATACCAATACGTGCAAACTGGTTACCTGATGGGAAATCTGGGTTTGTTAGGTCAGCATTTTCAATTCTAGAATAAACAAGAACCTTATTTGATCCAAGTTCTCTATAAACATCACCACCATGTCCACCTGGAGGTGGAATTATTACTGAGAAAGAAGCACCAGCACCAGTAACAACAGAATCTAAATCCAAAGTAGCAAACGAATAACCAGAACCACCATTCGTTACCTGAACTGCAGATGGTTTACCATTTAAGAAAGTAACAGATGCAAGTCCACCCTCACCATCTCCTCTTATAGGTACATTATTTTTAGTGCCATTGAATTGATATGCAGCAGTAGTTGTATCTTCTATCGTTATAACTTCAACTTTACCATCAACAGCAGCATTCCTTACATCAGCAACATCAGCATTTGTAATCCAATTTCTTGGAGTAGGCATGAAATTAGAACTATCAAATTTCAAAATTTCACTAGGTGTAATAGTGTAGAGATACTTCCAAATATAACCATCACTTTCTAATCTAGGTTGTAGATCCGTGTGTACTGGTTCTTGTAGAGAAACAATTCCTTTTCCACTATTGGATGGAGCAGCACCATTGTATATGCAAACATAGACTCTAAAGTCTTTATTCATTACATAATAATTTGAACTGTATAGATTAGTCGAACTAGTTTGTGGACTTAACTTATTGATACTATAATCGTGTCGATACATTTCATATATTGTTCCACTTCCCCAAGATGCCTTGTTGACAACTCTAAGTACATCATTTGATGTAATCTTTTTGGCAGATATTAGAGTATCATATATATCATCTTGTTGGTCAAAATTGTCTATGGGTGATGGAGTATTTGTATTCCAGTCCGACGCAACAGAAGTTGCATTGGGTAACCCAATAAAGACATAATAACTGTTATCAGTTGTCGAAATTCCACTTACGAAATTTGACGCATTCAAGACTCTGATCTGATCCGTGATGACGGCTGGCATTATTTTGAAACTTTTTGGTTATTTATGTATAATCTAATGATAATCTTTCAGATCTAACAACTTGAGGAGCAGTTGCGATACCTGTAAGACCATTTAATGTGTTGCATGTGAACGCAGCACCCACTGCAGAAGCAGTTAGTTTACAGAAACTATAGTTACCGTAGAACTGACCTACACCTGAACTCAAACCTGTAAAGTTTAGTCCATGTCCAGATTCAATGTTGCAAGTAACCCTCATGGTTTGTCCAGATCCAACAGCAGCAGGTGTTGCTGCAACTTGGTATACACCATCTAGGAATTGAGTTGCAACTCCAACAATAGCAGAAGCACCAGAATTTTTTGCAGTTACTCCAGCACCAACATTAGAACCAGAGACAATAAAGTAATCACCACTAGCAATTGCTGTTGATGTTTTTCCACCGTATTGATTATCTCTATATGGAGAATTCAAAGGTAAAGTAAACTCAAAAGTAACTTTTGTATTTTGAGTACCAACACCTGAAATGATACCATCATCACCAACAAAACTTACACCCGTTGCATCAAACAAAGGATAACTAAATCCTGTTGATCCAAAACCAGTGTTGTTCTTATCAGTGTCAATAATCCTAACTGAACTATTAGTTGAGTCAGGTTCCTCAGAATATAAGAAACTAGCAACACCAGTATCAACATATAATACTGTATCATTCTTGGCAATATTTTTTATGATACGACCAGCAGGGAATATGTTACTAATTAATGAATCTCTTGATTTACTAACTTTTACACCATCTACAAATGTATCATTTCTTTGTTTGCACCACGATAATGGTCTCAAAGGTGTTCTAGCTGAACTAATACCTGGTCCTTTATAAAGCGTTGTTTGTATTTGGTCTCTTGTTATAAGATCTCTTACAACTCTTACAAGTTGTTTTTGAATTGTAACTTTATCACCAGTCTTCAATGATGGAGTAGCAACTAATGTTCCAACATCACTATCTGTTCCTCTATAGAATAATATCTGAAGAGATGATCCTTGCTTGGGTGGTTCTAAAAACTCTATCTGTGTACCGCCATTATAGACATATGCTGTACCAGGTTTTTGTAGAACATCATCAATAAAAATAAGCAAACTATTTTGTATGATGATAGGATTACCAATATCCTTTTCAAAACTTACTGCTTTGGTATCTTCCCTAAGAGTGAATACAGTTCTATTACCATTGAATTCATTTGAAAAATCATCTAGTATTTGTAACTTACCAAATACCCAACCAGCAAACTCGTCATCATTTGTAAACTTAACTCTAAATGAAGTTTCTAAGAATGCTGCTCCTGCAAACTTGTATTCATATCTTTCATTTACTGGAGGTAACCCTACATTTATACTTACAGTAGTGGTTCCTATACCAGTAATAACAGTGCTTATACCAGAAACAGGATCTGTTAGTCTTGGATACTTGTGAACTGTATTGTAAGTATCTTTTCCGCACGTAAATCCAATACATTCATTTTTTAGACTTACACCCATACCAACTGTCAATGTATGAATACCAATTGCAACAGTTAGTATTCCAACATTTGAATTGTACTGTGCATGTTGTATCTTATATTCATCTCCACTCAATACATCTATAAAACCTTTTTCTATCAAAGTAGGATCTGTATTAATTCCAGATGAAACCGTTAGTAACTCACCTTGACTATAACCATAACCAACATTTGATAATGTAAATCCTGACATCTGAGTCAGTAAATTTGTGTCAAGTGAAACGGAAGCACCAATTCCAGTAAGAGAACTTATTAGTGCAATATCATCATATCCAATGGGAGAATCAAACTCAACCTCAGTTGGTTTATTGATAACACCACCACTACTATAAGTTGTAGCAACTGTATGCACACCTACATTTACAGAGAATTTTCTAACACTAGGAGTAATCTCAACAACTCTTGCTCCTTGATATCCAACTTCATCTGGGAACGGGAATGAATATGTTGAGCTACCATCAGTCATAGTAATGCCACTCAATACAACTCTATCTCCAACTGCTAAGTTGTGATTAGCAGATGTTGTTACAGTCATAATACCTGAGTTTATATTATGAATTGCATTTGATACTGACTTATGGTAGTATCCAGAACCAGGTTCAGTTATATCGATTGTTTTTATATGTCCAACCTCAGTTATAAATGTACCAGCAGCACCTGTAGTTGCACCACCACCTAAGACTTTAAACTTATAGGTAGTCTCATTATTATTTCTATAACCACTACCAGTAAATCCAAAACCAATGCTAGAAACAGTTCCTGCTGCAGATACTACAGCACTACCAACACCAACAACTCTTGGTTGATAACCATAACCTTTCTCCCATTCATCTATACGTGTAATGATACCTTTTCTAGGTAAATTATTAGAGTTTACATCCGATGTACTGTAACTTTCGGTTTGCGTTGTTGACTCATTTCCAGTAAATGTTATTGTTGTTATTCCTGTTGCAGCAGTTCCATCTAATCTATAATCAGTTGTTGGTCTCTGGAAGACGTTATTTATTAGTATTGCACCAAAATCAGTAGTAATACCAGTGGTATTGACACCTGAACTTTTCAGTATAAATGTTTTTCCTATACCCGTAAATGAATCTGCTATATCATCCAATATGATATTTTCTTGATAATCAGATCTTGTAAATACTCTACCTTGAAATGTACTACCTTCTTGAGAATCTGTCAGCACTAAAGTGTGTGTTCCTATACCAGAACTTGTGAGTGTTATAGCATTACCCAATAATGCATCACCTCTATTATCAGCAAATGAGAAGTTATTAGCAGCATTTTTTATTATAAAATATTCTTTATTTTCTTCTAATGGTGTTGGTGGGTCAAGTGTTCTGAGTTTTACTTTTGTACCAGGTTCAAATGAGTCTGTAAGAGCAGTAAATGAGTTTGTTAATGTGCTTACTTTATCTGATGATACACCAACAGTTTCTTTATTACCACCAAAAGGAACATCAGAAAAATGAATTTTATCACCTATAATATTATAATCTCCTCGAAGTAATTCAATAGTATCTCCAACTTGATGTGCATTCTGATTTGTACCTAAAAATTCACGATCAACCAATACATTTAGTGGGTCACCATTAAATCCAATAATTTGGATTCTCATGATTTCATCATTAATTCTTATCAAATCATACTTATCAAAATTACCTACATCTGCAAAACCAATCTGTTTTCCTGTAACTACGTTAGTGCAAGTGGTTGCTGTGTTTGTTGATTTATATACAGGTGACTGTATTACGTTATCAACTTGTATAATACATTTTGTTAGTTCTTTTTCCGAAACAAACCTATGAGTTGATCCAATACCAACTGTTGTTAATCCAATAGGTAAATTAGAAGCTGCATTTGCTTCTGTTGCTGCTACCTTGAATTTATTTTCTCCAACCTCAATACAAAATACCTTTAGTGGCATAGTGGTTGCTGCACCAACACCATTTACACCATGCTGTATACCTACAGAAGATCCACTTGTAGCATCGTAAAATAAAGGTTCACCTGTTCTAAAAAAATGATTATTGATTACAAAAGTATCATCTTCTAAATTAACAATTGAAGTATCAGCAGAATCAAATTCCTTAACAAAGATTGGATCACCTCTATGAGTCAAGTTGAATGACTTCTTGAAGGTTTCCGTTGCTTTATTGAATCCTTTATTTACAGATGCTAACTGAAACATTATTGTTTTTTAGGTATTTAGAACCCAACCGAGAGGTCGCTAGAAAGATCATCAGGTTTATCTATTCTCAATTCCACCACTCTAACATTATATGCTTTGTTTGGTGCAGGAGTAAACTTCAATTCTGTGGCAGTTCCAGATGCAACAACTTCTGTTGCACGTATATCTCTAACAGCACCTGGTACACTTGTATCTGCACCGATGGTGGATATTCCTGAAGCAGTTGATAGGTTGTTGAATTTTACAAAGTTTATACTACCTTCATAACTATTTGCCACAACGTTGTATGAAGAATAAGCATTATCAGTGGTATTTTCAACCTCAATAGTATATCTGATTGAAGTATAATTAGAAGATGAGAAACCTGCTATGACAGTAGATGTAGGAGAACCAGCAGATGCTATTGTTGTTCTACGTGAGTTTAACTCAGTATCACCAATTCTATACTGGGTTGTTGTAAATCCACTACTTGCAACTGTAGTAGCAATACCAACAACGGTTGACATTGTTGCTACTGTAACAGCAGTATTTGCAGGAGGAGTAAATTCTAATCTAATAACACCGCTTGCCTGATTGATTACAAAAGAACCCATATCAGTTCCAGCATCCATCAAACCAAAGTTACTATAACTACAGTCATTTGTTCCAGAAGCCAAGAATGAAAATTCATCAATTTCTTTCTCAGTTGCTGTCCCTGCAGCAACTATGATACTACCTGATCTAAACTTACTTCCATCAAATTCGTAAATTGTATTTACTGCAGGTGATCCAGAAGAAGCAATAGCAGATGTCATTCCAACTTTCTGAAGCATTCCCACTGCAGTAGTTCCTACTCCAACAGCAGAACCAAGAACTTCTTTGTGGAATGTTATATCATATTCGTAAGTTGTATTTTCAGGAGTAAATGATACACTACAAATACTTCCAGATGCATTAGCAGTAAATTCACCAAGATCAAATGAATCAGATAACTCTGAATAAGTATTCAAGAATGCCACTGATCCATCATGAGATACAATGAACTCTGTATATTGAGTAGCATTGAATGAAATTCCCAATGAAGTATCAAGAACAACTTGAGCATAATATTTTATAGCAGACACACTAGTCATATCAAAACGATCTAATTCAATAGATCTGAATATATCAGCATCAGAATAGAACTGTGGTGATATATCATCTATATCCAAAACTCTATTTCCCTTACATGCAATTGCTTCTCCAAACCTCTTAGAGTTGAAATTGACTTCACTACTACTAGTTGCGTCAGAGTTTGTATTTTCAGAAACCAAATCAAATTGATCTCTACAATCTAAATCAACTTCAGCATCAAGAAGCATTACACCACCAGCCTGTGAACTGAGTCCAACCACGCTTGAACCAGCACCTGTTGCTATTGATGGAATCAATAGATCTGAATGTTTTTTAAATCCTGTTATGTGTGCTAATGAATCAACTGGTTCACTCCAACTACTAATACCAACCTGACTCTTCAATGAATAAGAAAAATTTTGATAGTAATCGTTATCTTGAATTCTTTGATAGAAATCAGAAAGTTTTCCACTATCATCTTCCCACCCAAATCTTTTTGAAATTGAACTATCAATATCAAAATGTCCACTAAAAGATTTCAATGATTCTATAGTTCCACTTGTACGAGATAATTCACCAGTCAATTTATCACCAGTGCTGAATCCAACAAGATTATCAACTCTCAACGTATTTCTAGTTTTACCATCACCAGCTATAATTCTTGCCTGAGCACCTAATGGAGTAAACACTCTTTCGTTATTATTGAAAACTCCTTCGGATAAATTTAGTTGAAATTTAGCAATGTCTTTCTCATTAGAAACTGTTCCAAATTTTTCAAAGTCATGGAAACCAGGATCATTGTTTACTGCATATGTAATTGTTGCTTGATCTACTAATCCAAATGCAGTGGTTACACCCGTAAGAGTAAAGAATTCAAAATCATGGTTTGCTGAATTGTATCCTAATCCTGAACTTACTCCTATGTTTTCTACAAATACTCTATCGCCAATTTGGAATGGCATTGGTAATGAAGTTGTAAATCCACCACTAGGAGTTTGTAATCTAAGCGTTACATTGGGATCAGAATAAGTAGCAGTGATAATTCCTACACCGTTTGTATTATCTACAGCAATTAGTTCATTATCAGAACTACTCAAGTTACCACCACCATTTACTATGGTGACCTTACCTACACCAGCACCATTCAATTCTGCAAGGAATTCTGTTTCTCCAGATATAATATTTTTCTTTCTATTATATACAACAAAATTAGGAGGAGTAAGATACTTAGATCCTACAGAAGTTATTCCTACACTAGTTACACTAAAGTTATCTTTCAAACTTATTACTTGACCAACTTCAGCTTCTGGTCTCAAAGTTGTATCTGATGGATAATCATATCCAAAATCTATAATTTCAACATTTTCTAATCTACCTATATTGTCTGCAACTGCTTTCAAAGAAGCTCCAGTTCCTGTTGTAGAAGCAATAGAAACTTCAGGAAGATCTTCATACACAATACCACCAGAAGTTAGTATTACCTCCTCAACACCACCTCTATGTGTCTTAGAATTTGTTACTGTCTCTATTGTAGAAGAAGTTGAGTATCCTACTTTTTCAGGTGTATGTACAATATTAAAATTATATGTGTTACTACCAGTAGTCGTAATAGAATGATTGCCTGTGAATTTACTAGCATCAACAATTATTTTTGAATAATTATCAATATCTTTATCAATCTCAATTACTTTTGCATTAGCACCTGTTCCAACAGGAACGAACTGATAGTATAAAATACTAGGAACTTCAGGTGTAAATGTTATAGAAGTCATACCACCAACGTTACCAGGTATAGACTGTTCTGTTACTTCAATTGTAGAAACACCAGATCCCACAAAAGGTTTCTTATAATTTCTATCTAAGAAGAATTTCATCTTAGTATCCAACATGGATCCATCATCCGTGTTGACAATTAATGTATCACCAGTGGTCAATCTCAATGGTGGATTGATTGATGATCCTATACTTACAAATCTTGTACCTGGATCATAAGTTGCAGTTACAGTACTTCTAGCAGCAGAGACTAATGTCATCTCTAACTTGTTAGTAGGTCTCATACTATGAACACCCACTGTTGTTGCCTGAACATCAACTATTCTAAGTGTTCCTGTAACAATGTTTCTAGTCGTAGTAAAGTTATGAGTATTTCCAATACCAGTAGTGGTATCAAACATAACTCTATCTAAATCAGAACCAATACCTGTTCTGGTTGTTACAATACCAATTAGATTATTATCTAAAGTTTGAACAAAAACTTCAGGAGGAAGAGGTCTCTTGAATCCAGTACTGACACGTTTCATCGCATCAGTTTGATATGTCAATGATGTACCAGCACCAGGACTGTAACTTAATTTTTCACCATGATTGAAACTATGATTTTCTATGAATATAGTTCTAGTTGGTATAAACTTATCAACATTATTGACTGATATTGTTACTCCAATACCAACACCAAACGTCAATCCTACTCCTACAATACTAGTAGCATCAAAGAATTTAGAGAAATCTTCCTCGATAGAATCATAGAATTTTTTAGTTATAGAATAAGTAAACTTCCTCTCCATTCTTTCTATGGGTGTACCATAGGTGTGTGCAGCAGCTACCGTACCATTTTGTGCTCGGAATAATTTGTACTGATTGAAGAATGAATCGTAACCATATACTTTTAGTTGCTCACTATCAATTCTAACAATATCGTTTACTGTAAATTTATTTGCACCAAATCCATCACTAAAAGAAACTTGTGTTGTCAATCCTATAGACAACATTGCTTCCGATAAACTAGAACGAACAGACTCAACTTTTATTCTTGGTGTAGCTTCAAATGCAGAATGAGTTGTTGTTGATATACCAAGCACTCTTGCATAAGTGCTGTTTACTAATCCATGAGGAAGAGTCGTAATTCCTGTAACTACATTATTTAAACTTGAAAATATAACGTCTTCAAAATCAGTTATAGTTGAAGTGATAGTAGATAATGTTGGACCTGTTACCTTAGTAACTTTTCCTATAGCACCAAAACCTTTAGTATTTTTATTATCAAATGTTAGAGCATCGTCTACATTAAATTCTCTACCAGAATCTATAACTTCAACTTTATCTAATGAATCAGACTTTATAGAAAGTATTTTTGAATTTATAGTTGTATTTTTATTTGAATTAGTAACAAATTGATATTCGTTTATATTATGAGGATCAGTATTTCTAATTAGATTTAATTTGTTTATGTCTATATCCTGTACTGAATCATTTGCAATATTAAATTCAATAGGAGTGGAATTGTAAGTATCACCTACAACATATGGAAATACTGGTCTTCTTGTATTATCAAAAGGATCAAGTGGGTTTAGAGTATCGCTGTTTTCAACCGTAGTGTAGTATGCATAAACTCCATTTGGAAAATCTGGAGTAACTGCAAATCTACCATTGTGCTCGTCAAGATCACCATAACCTTCTACAAAAGTAAAGTCTTCAACAAAGAATCCTGATGGATACTTACTTAGAGGAGGTCCGTCTACTCTATCTACACCAGAAAATAAAGAATAACTAGATTCTATATTCTTTAATTGTCCACCTACAATCGCAGTAGGTCCGTAAATAGGATGTCCATCATATGCCCAACCCAATATTGGAGAATGATCTGATCCATCATCACCCAAGTAGGATCTTATATTTCTAGGAACATAATAATTGACATATGGATTGCCTAGTTTAGAATCTCTTTCCACTTCAAGGAAACCATCATCATTTTTTACATCACCATATTTTACTAATCTCTCGACCTGATTCACTGTCCATTCTTTTACGTTTCCAAAAAAGATAGCACCAGAACCAGGTGTCAATGCTTTTACTCTAGTTTGTCCTTGGGTATAATTCATACCCTTTGTTATCATATCAATGCGAACAATAGAACCATTTTCTATAACTGCTTTTGCCTTTGCACCAACACCATCTCCAGTTATGATAATATCAGGTGTGCTAAAGAATTGTTCTCCACCACTCAATATAATAATTTGATCAATTCTACCATTTAGCACAAATGCTTGTAAGAAAGAATTCTTACCTTCTACTATTCTAATATTAGGTTTGAAATTATCGTTTATAACAGTAGAACCAAAATCAGTACCAGGATTCTCAATATGAAGACCAATAACCTTTCCTCTTGCTATTGGTGTCCCAACTGCATTTGCAGTGCTTATACCCTGTCTACCGCTAATTGTTACCTCTATAGGAGGATCTTGGAATGTATGTGTTCCAGATCCCATGCTGGTCAATTCTATAACATCACTCAAATCTTTCTTTGAAGAAAGTCTAAAAGTGTTTGAATCTATTTTTATTGCAAAATAATCCGACCCACTAGTCAGACCACCAATATTATTATCTGCAGTATACCTAACAATATCTCCAGACAAGAAATTATGATCAGTTATAGTAAAAGTACTAGTGAATGTATTGATTCCAGTAATACCTGATGTTGTGTTTTGTCTATTCTTGAATTTACCAGGATTATCTAAAACAATTTTATCAATTTTAGTTCTTCTATCTACAGCAGAAAATCTATGAACACCACCACCATTTGTTGTTAGATCTATGGTTCCTATACCCGATAATGCACTTTCTTTTGTTTCAGAAATGTGCATTTGAAAATCATTTAATTTTACAACAAAATATGATGACTGATTTTCAAGATTGCCTGGTGTAGTTCCTATACCAATTGGAGCTGAACCCGAAGTATAATAAAGCAATTCCTCACCATGCTTGAATCCATGAGGTTCTGGAAATACAAATCTATCAGTTGTGGTATTTACAATTGATCCTTGGGTAGTACTATCAAACTCAACTTCTTGATGAACCAACTTCATCTGTGCTTTCGCTATTGCAGAAATATCATTACCACCAGTGATGCTAACATTTGGAGTATCAAGATAATCTAATCCTTCAGTATCAACTACAATTTCTTCTAACTCACCCTCAACATGAGTTATAGCAGATGCACCAACACCAGTATGTCCAGTTTGAGTAACTGATAATCTAGGAGGTGATATTACATCATATCCAGATCCACTATTAAGTATCTCTACCGATTCTAAAGGACCATAGAATACTTTATCTGTTGCTTTGTAAGAATATATTTCTACTCCATTTGCAAATAATCCAACTCCACCCTGAACAGTTTTTGATTTATCTTCAGCAAATACTGGTTCATCAAATTTTCTAAGTATCTTTTGTGCTCCTATAGAACTACCAAAAACAACGTCTGGAGTTAGAAAATGAGTTGTTGTAGATGCTATATCGTCTGCAGTAAACGCAGTAATCAACTCTGAGTTACGAACGTTCTCTAGAGAGTATGCTAAAGCAACCCTATTGTTATCAATTTTCTTGATATAATATGGTTGATTATTATTTAAATTGGTTAATTTTGTAGATAAACATGTATATACGACCAATTCTCCATCATGAAAATTATGATCAATAATTTCTATTGTTGATCCAGCAGAGTTCAAAGCTGAGTTGAAGATCCTTAGTCTATCTTGCGGATCAATATTCCAATGAGGTAAACTATTAGATGCAACATATACTGTTTCATCACTAGAATAAGTGTTTTGAATATCTGCTGTATATCCATCAGAAGTTACTTTTACCCTTCTTCGTATGTAATAAGCAACATTGGGATCTAAGTTACCAGTACTAGCTACAACAGATTTAGAATTTGGTGTGCTTAGAACTGTTCCTTCTTGTACATTATTTTCTTCATCTACAACATCTAACTTATCACCAACATAAAATACATGATCGTTAATTAAATCAAACCTATAACTATTACCACCTAAATCTTGAAATCCTACTAGACTATGCTTTGCCGCAGTATTGTAAATCCAAGATGACCATCTCAGATTTTTTTGTACAATACCTAAACTCTTTACATTAATATTACTATTATTTTGTTGATTTGTAGCATCACCTACAAATTTACTTATGACACCTAGAACGTTCAATCTGACTACTTTACTTATATCACCATCTTCATATGAAAACGCATCCAATCCTGACCTTACAGTGGATCCTATGCCGCATGGAGAGGTAAGTGTAGCTACACCTACAAACTGTGTTATATTTTTACTAGTATAATCAAATGTTCTATCTTCAAATTTTATACTTCCTGTTGATCCAAACCCAACTGTAGAATCAACATGTAATATTGTTGCTCCTATTCCAGATGATTTTGTTATGAATGTTTTTCCTATTTGCCTAAATTTACCAACTATGCTACTCTGGTCAATTCCAATTTTATAGAATTTTTTACCATCAATAATAGCACGTTCTACATTGAATATTGAACCACTGGTTTGTAATGGTTGTGTATCTTGTATTAGACTTTGACCCTCAATTTTCTCAGGATCACCCTGTAAACTTTCGCAAATTAAAACATCATTTACAATATAATCTGCACCAGATGGTTTTATTAGATATTTTGAAGGTTGAACCATTTCAACCTTTTCATTATACAATGCACCAAATAAAATCTTGAATGATTCTTCTGTTCCCTTTGAACTATAAAAATCTTTTGCCTGTCTAATAAAATTAGATTGATCTACTTGTGTGTTGATATTTCTTTCAGAGAAACCTGGTAACACCTGAACTTTCAACTTTTCTAAAAATGAATTTAGAAAAATGTTACTTAGGTTAGTAACTCTAGCATCATTTTTATGAGTACTAACTCCAGTTTGAGTAAACGTTAGAAATTCTGGTTGATTAGTTTTTGAATTATTTTCAATACCACTAAAACCACGAGTACATCCTGTAAAGGAAGTTGAACCTATTCCACTGTACGTGATTATCTCATCATCTATTTTTAATAATCCATATTGTCTAGGCCAACCTTTTGTAGAATCGACATATATTGTTTGCTCATTTGCATTGATATAACTAGTAAGTGAAGTAAAACCTATAAGGTTTTGGTTGTTCAAAAAATCTAATTTTTTATAGTCTGATAAATTATCAGCAATGTCTATAGATCCACCTTGGAATTCTTGAGAAATATAATATTGTTTTAAAAAATCAGCAAATAAAGGATTTTCAGTGTCTACGTACTGAGGTATCTGACCCTGAATTACTTCACTGATCTTTACTTTGGTGATGGATGTTTGTATCATTTATCGAGTTCTCTTACCGATTTGGTAACTAGATTGTGGATTGAATCTTGATCCTGAAGTGTCTGCACCAGATGCTATTGAATCTTTTCTCATATAAAAATTACTCTTTGATACTTCAAATTGTAAATACAATTCATTTCTTGCTAAGATATCATTAGAATCTGGATTTGCTTCAACCTCTATAATATTATTTGTGAGTGCAGTAGATGTTACATTCACAGTATCTATAATGATTTCACCCTTCTTATAATCAACAGTTCCAAAACTATTTGAAAGAACTTTTATAGAATCATCAGTAAGAATTTGGAATAGTATAAGTTTACCATTTGTACTATCAATCTTTTGATCAGTAAAGAAGCAAGTTCCCGATACTCCAGAAACAGTAAATCCAGTGGATTTTATATTGAAACTATCTTCGTTACAATAAAAAGAGTTCAAGAAACATAACTCATATTGAGTAAATTGATTGATTTTAGAAATCAAATTTCTTCTTATCCTAACTGTAGTAATGTTAGATGTAATAGAATTATCAACATTATCAATCAATGATAATACTTTACTATACTTAAACCTACCACCAAATTGATTTAGTTCTTTACCCGTAGCAAAAGATGCAAGTGAATTTACTACAGAAGTTTTTAGAGTTTCTGCGTTACCAGCAAAGTTTGGGTTATAGTAAATGTAAGTATCAATCTCAACAAATAAGAACTTTAGATCAACAAAGGTAGGAACTATACCTGCCACTGAATAATTTTTCAATGAGGATAAAATATCCTTTTTAGTAAAGTCAGATAAGAAAGAACCATTCTTAGGTTTAGCAGATATAAAAACTCTTCCATACTGAGGTGGAGTCAACTCTTCACCACCATATGCACTCACAGACTCTATATTAGAATAGACTGAAGGAATAATTGCTTCATAATCTGAAGCAGTTACTGCTCTATGCTGAGATGAGTAAACTCTAGGAGCGTAGTATCTTACACTATCAAGGTTTTCTATATCATCACCATTTTCTGATGGATATTGAGCATTCAACGTAGCAGTAAAATCATCTAAAGTTGCACCATCCTGATCACTAAGAGTACCTGCAAATTTGAAACCTGCTACACCATTACCATCCTTTCCGCTTGTTTTTATATAAGTAACATCAACTATATTTCCAGATTCTAATTTTTCACCAAATACGCCATCACCAAACAATAATTCATATCTCTCATCAGTCGTCTCTTGTAATAAGAATATATTAGATGTTGATGTAATTCCTATAATATTAGTTGCTAAATTATACTCTGTACTAGTGCTACTACTAGAACTCTCAAACACTTTTACTTTAATTGTAGAAGTGTCTATATCAGAATTTGGTAAAACAAATCTTTGATTTGGTTGTGAATTATCAATTACAAATTGACTTTCTAGGTATTGACCTTGACAAATTTCTATTGTGCCTTGAGATATTCCACCACTAACAGTTCCAGTTACTTCTTCAGGTAAAGAAAAAATATAATTTGCATTTGATACTGATCCATTTGCTACCACACCTGGTTCAAACACCATTGTAGATGTAGATGTTGTTATTCCTGATATAAAATAATCTACTTTTGTTTTTGCTGCAGATTTTGAACGAGGAACATATCCAATATTACGTGCTAATGATACAACGTTTTCTCTAAGTGTGGCAGAATCAATGAAAGTTTCATTCACCACCATATTGGTGTTGTATGCAGTAATATAAGAATTATAAGCAAGAGTGTTTATAAGAATTGAGAGATTGGAACCCTCAAAATCCATATCTGAGAAATTAGAATTTTCTCTCAAATAATCTTTTAGCGAAGATTTTATATCTTCAAAATTTAGGTTTGTAAATTGTTGAAGTGCCATTATAGCCTAGTTGGTTCTAATACAAATTGTAAGGTTTGACTCGGTGCGGATAAACCAACGAGATCATAGGATAATTTAATATCTAAAGCATTACTATCAGGTTCTGAAAAAACATCAACACTCGTCAATTCAACTCTTGGTTCATTATTTGTTATTGTGGTTTCTATTTCAGTTTTTATAGGATCAACGAAATCATCATTTGCTAATTCAAATAAAGCACCAGTAATTCTAGTACCTATCAGTTCGTTGAAAAAAACTTCACCTAATTGTATTCTTATCAAATTTTGGACAGAACGCTTTATTGCATCCTCATTTCTCAATGCAAGTATATCATTTGTTACTGGATGACGTTTGAAAGACAATGATATGTCTTTGAAACCTTGCGAAAAACGTTGGACAGGCACTAGAACGTTGACAATCTCGGTATATTTATCTATTTAGAGGCAAAAAAAGACCTCCTCTGTCGAGAAGGTCTTTATTGGATGCTCCGTAGCCTGATGGTCAGTCGGAATCCTGGTCGTCGGTTCCCAGGTATTTAATTTCTATTTCGTCGGGGTGGGGGTATCCAGAGTGGTAAAACTCATCGGCAAGTGCTTGTGATATGTCAAGCATTTCCTCTTCATCGATAGAAGAGAATTCCTTTACTCCCTCAACGTATATATCATACTTTTCCATATACGGTAATCATTCTTTACAGGTATCTATATAATTCTTGTCTTCTCATGACCAACACGACATTGTGGATCACACCAGATTTCATATCCTGCCTTGATAGCATCTAAACAAAATGATACATCCTCTCCGCACATGTCTTGAACTTCACCTGAATCAAACACCTGCATCTGAGGTGCAAACCAAGGATAAGTCATTTCCTTATTTTCAAAAACACCATGTTTGATTAGTAACCAACCAAAACCAGTGTAATCAACAGTAAATGGTTTTCTACGTTTTTGAATACCATCAACTGTCTCATGATTCATTACCCCACCGTTTTCCTTAAAGTCATCCTCTTCAAGCCAGTGAGCAACGGATGTCGTTTTACCGTCTTCTGTAGCGTACCAACCAGCAGCAAGATCCTTGTCCATGCATACAATGCGATAAAAGTTTTCGAGGTTGAAAACGATATCACTGTCAATCCAAAGTTGATAGTCATACTTGAGCTTCCCGTCCCATGGTAGTTGATCTGGTCCTCTGAGAACATTAGCACCTAAGCACTTACAACGTGCGAAGTTTACCATTGAACTATAATCTTGTGAGATTTGAATGCTCGCACCACTTTGAACCAGATCAAAGCAAAGTTGTACAAACGCCTTCAAAAATATATAAGAAACGCCACGACCAGGTAGACAAAAGACAATACTCTTACCTTTGATCAATTCTTTTCCTTTTTCTACAGACCACCAGTCTTCCTTTTGCTCTGTAGTGGGTGGGGTGGTTACCACTTTAAATCCTTTAGCCATACTATAATGGGTTGCAATCCAATATTATTATAACAGATTATATAGCTTCTATCAACTCAATCAACTTTTCCGCAATCTTTTTATGTCCTAATGTATTAGGGTGATTGCCTTTAGCATGATAATCACCATATACATGGTCTCCTATACCGTCCTCCTTATGTCCTATGATATGTTCATGAAGACGAGTTATAGGTAAACCCTGATATAATGGTTTCCACCAACCAGTATGTCCAACCCTTTCATGGTAAAACTTTTCTGGTCTGCGGATTACTTCGTGAAAGTGATCCGCTAACAGAGGAATAAAGGTAATATTATTTGCTTTACAGTATGAATCAAATAAAACCATATTTTTCCACATATTTTCTGCACCAAGAATATCACTATACACAAATCTATAAAACCATTTACCTGCAGAGTGTAATCTTTCTCTCAACTCGTCTGACATGGGATTGCCCTTCAATTTCACTTTTGCATGAGTTGAAGTAAGTTGTGGTGTAAATCGATGTAAAAAACCTTGTTTATCAAACCACTCCATTCTAGAGTGAACAGTGAACTGTAACACTACAATATCAACTTTTTCTTTTTCAAGATATTCAATGGCTTCTCTTACGATACGATCATTACTATTACCACAGAAGGAGATGTTGTTTTCATCTATACCAAAGTTATTGCAGACCAATTTACTATAACGCTCGTTCTCACGATCCTCAAGTTCATCACCCCAAGTAATAGAACAACCATGAAACAGTATTTTCGAGAATGTTCTATTTTTTACATGACTAATCAATTTCATCAAAAAACCTTTACTGAGTATTCACTTGAGAAGAGTTTTGCATCTTCGGTGCTATTTACCATTGGTTTACCCCGAACATTCAAAGAGGTATTCAATAATACAGGACATCCCGTCTTCTCATACCAGCACTCCAATATGGGTCTCAGAACGCTTTCAGATGTCTCTGGCACTGTTTGTACCCTAGCAGAGTTATCAACGTGTAGACAGGCAGGAATGAGGTTACTCTGCTTGCATTGATAAACATATGACATATGCCTAGAATGTTCAGGCATATCAAACCATTCTTGACAATGCTCTTCTAGTATAGCAGGAGCAAATGGTCTAAACTTCTGACGTTGTTTTATTTCGTTGACGAGATCTTTGGTTGAAATTTCTCTTGGATCCGCCAATAGACTTCTATTGCCAAGAGCACGAGGACCAAACTCAGCACGACCATTTGCAACACCAGCGATTTTATGTTTGAGTAAATGATCGACCACTTCTTCTGGATCCACTGTACCCCTGATGTTATGTCCAAGATAGGGGGTAAATTGAACCTTCTTACCGTATGCAAGTAAAGCTGCACCTAAAGCACCTCCAGCGTCGCCAGGATTGGGCATAATCCATAGATTGCACCTTTCCCTTAGTTTTGTATTTACAACACAGTTTAGGGCAACTCCACCCCCATAGCAAATATTGTTACTATATTTTTTAGCAATATCAAATATTTCAAACAGTTCTTCTTGCAGAACAACCTCTGCACTCTTTGCTACATCACATGGGTCACCTTCTAGTCCACGTATACCTTTATGGTTGTTCTTAGAAAGTAGTGCTCGTAACTCCTTAGTATGACTAGGTTTTCCGAAGGCTGCCATTCCCATAAAGATATATTCTTCATCTAATGGTTTCAACCCTGCCCATTTAGTCAACGCACTATACCATAGACCAATAGACTTAGGATATCGTCTAGACCAACGTTTCTTGTATACTGCTAAACCATTTACTATGTCAGCAGTCCATACTGAAGAACAATCCCATTCACCAATACTATCTACTACCACACACGCAGCACGAGAGAAATTGGAGGTTTGAAATGCAGCAGCAGCATGTGACTTATGATGATCAAAGAATCTATTTGGTTGTAAAGACAACTCTCTATCCTTTCTCCACGCTTTTTGACCTGCATATAACTGTCTACTTCTTTTTACTGTTGGATTTTCATAGAATGCCACTATATCATCATGTATATTCAAACCTCTTGCCATAGTAACTGCAGTAAGATCTAATCTCTTATCATGCTTTCTTTTTGAATATCTCTCGGAGTGTGCAGCATAACTGATAGTATTCTTATGCACAACCGCAATAGCAGCATCATGAAACCCTTCGCTAAACCCTATCATATATGATGACCCCAAGAACTCGGCAAAGACCCAAACTCGTCTTCCCATTGTGAGTAGACTGGATCCAATTGTTTTCTACCATAATTGTACAACTCTTTTGTTAGTGGTTCCTGTACGGATCCCCATTGATCCTTCAGGAAATCGTATTTAGGTGCGTTTTCACCTGCCTCTGGCCAAAACGCATTCTCATGTATCTTTTTTATAGGATAATTTAGAAACTCTGATAATATACTTGTTTGTTCCTTAAAGTTACTAGGTTCCCAAAAATCTTCCATTACTATTTGAAGAGTGGGAACATATTGTTTAAATTTACGATAAAAATCAATATAATGAAATGTTTCAACTGATGAGTCCAACTCCTCTACAAACAACTGCCCTATTGTATCATATCGTTCCTTTTTCATTTTCATACCAGGATTGAACATACCCTTCTTTATCCAATCACTACTATTGCAATTTCCAGTAAACTTTGCACTAAAATCAGAGTAACTTCTACGAACTGGATCTCTAGCAACAAATATAACTTTTATATCAAAATATTCTTGAAGTCTTGGTACATACTTATCTAAAAAAGGTTCTCTTAACCAACCATTACAATTACTAAAATCAGCAACTGCGTGATAGTCGTGTTTTATATTACGCCAATGTATGAGATAGTAATCAATATACTTTTCTATATTTGGTGGTTCTGCTATCCAATCTTGAATAAACTCTTCTGGGAAGTCATTATATGGAGAATGATGATTTAGTTCTGGTGGCACATTAGGAGTATCTGGTCCTAGTATTCTTTCATATGGGTTAGAGTTATACTCCCACATAGGTCTATCAAAATATTCATACTGTTCCATGTTGGGAAGATATGAAGGTTCTTTGATATGACCTCCATGACAATACATATTATCCGCAAGGGTATAATAAAATGGAGTGGAGGCAGCATGACCCCACCCACAAAAAAGCAGAAATGGTATCTTAGTCATCCTCTTCGTAAATATATGGATCTTCTCTACGTAATTTCCAAAGCTTATACTCTCCTTTGATCCACTCCCAAAGTCTTCTCATAATACATAAAGGGTAAGTGTGATATTTATGAAACCAAAACTGATCATCTGTGCAGGAGTAGGATGGGCAGCAACAAGGTCTATAATGCACTCATTGAAGAACTTTAACCATGGTTTAGGAAAAGAAGATCATATTTTATATCAACTTTCAATAAATGATCCAGAACATCTAAAATTTTATACTGAGTCAAAAGAAACAATAGAAAGAAATAAAAGATATGGTATTGAGGATGGTAATCCAACTTTAGATAAATTTATCGAACTTTACTTGAGAAACGCAGAAGGATATGATGGAGTAACAGATTTTACTAATGCAAACCAAAAATTAGATCCATTTTTTCTAAGAGATATAAAACCACGTTTAGATGAGCATTTTGACGTAAAAGTCGTAATGATCTTTAGAGACCCTGCCAGAAGATTGTTTTCAGAGTGCTGTGCATACTTCAATAACAAATGGGTACAAACAGACCATAAAAACGTTAGGGACTACTTTATAGAGGTTCTAAAGAATGGTAGTGTTACTAATTCAGAAAAGTATGCAGAATATTTTAATAACTGGAAATCAAACAAATATAAAATATATCCCATAATCATGGAAGATCTATATCAAAATAAAAAAGATTGTTTTGGTAAATTACAAAACTTTCTTGGATGTTCTATGGAATTATATCCTACAGCATATTGGCCAGAGAGGGGAGTAGATGCACCTCTTATAAAAGGTCTAAGTTGTCAAAAATCAGACACTGAAGTATTATCCAATGAAGATTATAGATACGCAAAAAGAAAATTACGTATACACTATGAATTTATGGAATTTATATCAATCAAATATAGTCCTGATTTTAAGAATTACCATGCACGGTAGTATACTTTTTCATGATAGTAGCAAGTTTGTCTGAAGGTTCATAAATCATATTTTCATAATGCCATGCCTCAGGTATGCTACCAAACTTTTTTTTCCACTCTTTATAATGCGTTCTCATATATGGAATTGCCTTCTGTATAGACTCTTCGCTAATTGTTTCTCTGTCTGACTTTTGATCAATCAAACCTGTTAGTTTAGGAGCATCTGAACCGAGATCTGGAAAATATGCGTTAGGATATATGCTTTTGATGGGATAATCTAAGAAATTAGATAATCTTTCGCATTGTTGTCTTTTATACTGAGGATTCCAAAATTCTTCCATGACAACTCCCAATATATTATCCTTCCCCACTATTTCTTCCCAAGCATTATAACACCTAACATATTGACAATTGCCACCACCGTCAATATGAAATTTCAAAGCCATTTGAAAGAAATCATTATGCCTATTCTCTTTTATCAACTTCATTCCCATTCTTCTCAACTTATTCGCTGGTGCAGCTTCACCTTCTTCATGTTCTGCTATCAATCCAGCAATATCACCAAACAAAGCACCTAACTCCGAATATAACCTTCGTATAGGATCTCTAAATTCAATAAGAACCTTTATGTCAAAATGTTTTTGTATCTCTTCTATAAAATACTTTCCCCACCTTGCACTTCCATCATTAGATCCATAATTAACCAATGGTAGGTTCCAATTATTATTACAAAAATCTGCAACAGCAACATAGTCTCCTTTTATATGCTCCCAATGTCTTAGATAGTAATCAATATACTTTTCAACACTAAGTGGTTTTTGCCACCACTTATGGATATAATCATTTTCATGAAAATGAGCACAATACGCATGTTCAACTGGTTTCCATCCAGTATATGTCCACATCATCTCATCCTTAACTGTTTGACTCATCCAATTCCATGCCGTATAAACATTACCCTTCTCCTCACACAATGCTCTTAGATAGTGATTCTCTTTTATATGACCAGGATGACAATATCTTTGGTTGATAGATAAGGTATAACACATCGGAGTAGTGGCAGCCCAACCAACACCAATATTCATTAGTAAAATTGGTTTCTTAGGTTTTTCAACCGCAGGTTCTATTATTTTCGGTCTATGTAATGCTTTCATATGAAAACTCCACTAATCATTGGAGCTGGTAAAGGTTGGTGTGCCACTAGTCCTCTTCACCTTACACTACAGTGTGCTACCAAATGTAGTCACACAGGTATACTAAAAGAAGATCACCTATTATATAACATTTATAATAAAGACGCATGGGGGTGGAGAGAGTATTGGTATAAGCGTTTAGTGAATGACTCAATGACTCCTAATTGGAAACATCCTTATGGATATCAATCAAAATATGGTTTTCATAACAACTTAGAGGAAATTGAAGAACTTTTTACTAGAAATCCAACGTTACAAACTTATATCAAATATTATAAGCGTCATTATCAAAGAGTAAAGCATGAATACAAGTATGTTCATGACTTTTCTAACAGTAATGCTCTCTTACCTAGAAATTTTCTTGCAAAAATAGCACCAGTTCTAAAAAAACACTTTGATATAAAAGTTTTAATGATTTTTAGAGACCCTGTTAGAAGATTATATTCAGAATTATCACAAAAATATCAAGATTCTCCAAATTTACAAAAAAGTTATAATACTTCAAAGGATTATTGGAAGAGTTATCTTAAAAAAGGAAAAATTACCCAAAATTCTGATTATATTTGGTCATTTAAATCGTATAATGAGTTTTTTAGTACCATATCTATCGTTTCTGAGGAATTATGGGACGGAAAAAATAATTGTCAAGAAAAATTAGCTAAATTTTTAGATTTTGACATAAAAGAATTGTGGCCAAATGCTTACTTTCCAGAAATGGGAACAAAAGCACCTCATCATGAGTATTTGAAGGATCAATGGTCGTCAGATTTAGAAGACTTGACAGAAGAAGACCTTGAGTTTGGAAGAAAATATATGAAAAAGTACTATGACGAGTGGTATGACTACTTTGGTAGTATGCCTTGGAGATGTTGAGCAATCAATTTATGACCATTTGCACTTGGATGACCACCTCCATACATAGGATCTACGTGACTTAGGTCGGGACAAAAGTTTGCATTCCTTGGTTTTGTTGTTTTTAGGTGTTTTCCAATAATTGAATCACATATTTCTATCATATTTTTATTACTTGATGCTTTTTTGTATGGACAATTTACATCATCCCTAAGTTCATTACCCTTCATTTCAAATCTCATGAAATAATAAGGTATATTTTTATTTTCTAAGTAAGTTTCTAACGATAACACGGATCTCCAAAACTCATTTGTAGCATAAACATTATTATGAATGGTTTTATAAAAAGATCTTACTGATGTAAGATGTATATTTCTATTAATTATGTTCATAAGAGTGTTGGATGGATGCATGTCGAACCAACAACCTTTTTTCTCATCATAAACAGCGTATCTATTTGGAAGAGTGAACTGAGCAATTACAAAATCTATTGTATTTTTGTTTGATTCGATATAATCAATCACAGATCTTGATATCATTTCGTTAGACCATCCATTAGATCCAATGTTTACATGGGGGTGACCCACAACAGATGAAAATCTGTTAGCTATTCTGTATTCATGGTTTTTATCTAAACCATCTAACTCAGCACCGCAAGTCCAACTATCACCAGAGTATAATATGTTCATGCGTATACGTTAGGGTTTGGCATAGAATAATATCTTTCCCATAGAAAAGTACGTAACTCCATAGACACCTTTCTATAAGAATTCAAGTCTATCGCATACACACCAGATATCTGAGGATGATTTACTGTTATAAAATTCATAATATTGAAATCTGCAAAAGTATATTCAGATTCTCTTAAAACTAAGTCATCATAGAGTTTTATCATATCACCCTGCTTAGTTGGATATCCCTTCAAATACTGACAAGTATACTGTATCACATTATTTGATGCTTCAAAACTATATTGTGGTATTTTGATAAT